GAATATGACGACGGGAGTACACCTCTACCCTTTCTCGTCATATAGAAATCTTCTATTAGATCTTTACTCTCTTTACAGGTTCGACAAGTTCTCTTCTTGAACAGTAAGTGTTCTAAAGTAAACTGTTCGTCGAATCCCATTACTGATACTCCCACATATAAGATCTGTCACCATATTCATCAGTATGCCATCGATCACCTTCAGCATCTACAAAACTAGTTTCTTCTAAACCATCAGACATAAATCCAAAAGGTGCCATGTCCTGTTCGATCTGATTCTTCTGCTCTTCATATAATCTCTTACGAACATCCTGGTCGGTAAGTTCTTTAAAATAATCCTGTTGAACCAACCATGCATAGATTACTAGACACATTGCAAGGTCATCATTACAACCTTCTTCTGCTTCAAAAGAATTACGCTTCTGGATAAAGGTCGTCAGTTCAGATATAATCTCATAGTCTTTGAAGATAACTTTATCTTCTTCAATCATTGTCTTCAGGTTGAGTGATCCAACCTGTTTAACAGTCTTACTCATCTTGACACCGAGTTGTGTCTTTTTACCAGAGAATCCCTGTCCCACAATCTGACCTGCTCTACCACGCATCGAGCACATTAGTAGATTTTGATACTCAAGATCATAGTTTAAAATAGAAGCAACTTGGTCTCCAACGTCATTTACTTCACACAGAACAAATGCATTATTATAATTTCTTACTACTTCATAGATGATATTGGGGAATAGCATCGGTTTTATATCATTATTCCGATATTTTGCTACTACTCTATGTGGAAACTCAGTAATATCTACAACAACAAAAGCAGAATAGTCTAGACTGACTCCTCTTGCAACATCAACAGTACAGACATAATCTCGACCTTCCACAGGTTTTTCATAGATATCCAATCCAGCATTCCTGGTCATTGGATTATCGTATACTAATGATCTCAGTTTACTTGGTGCAATCAGAGTGTCAACAGATCCAAGGAATTCACACTCAAACTCGATCTTGAACTGTTGCTCTGATGTGTTAGCAATAGTTTGTTCTTTCCAGACATCATCTCTACCAGGTACTTCAGACCAATGAACATCTGTAGGAACATAATCATTCTTACTTTTTTCTGCATCATGCCATAGACGGTAGAAGTGATTCATACCGTGAGGAGTAGATACGATGATTACTTTGGTACTTTTACCAGAAGTAATAGTAGGATAAACAGAGGCAAAGAACGAGTCAGCAATATGATTTGGGACGAAGGCGAACTCGTCGAGAAAGAGGATGTTAAATGACATACCTCGGACAGCACTTGCAGACGTAGACGCTGCCAAAATCTTACTGCCATTTTCTAACTCCAATGAACCTTTGTTCCATGCGATGATACCCTGTTGCATCCATTTGGGCAGGTTTTCATAAGCAGTCTGCAATCTTCCAAGAAGGTCTCTTGCGGTTGCTGCTTTGTTTGCCAAGATGCCTATATTAACACTATCATTGAATACTGCATAGTGCAAAAGATATGACACAGATGTAGTGGATTTACCAGTCTGACGTGGCATCTTACAAATATTAAATCTATTCTCATGAAAGTTAGAAATCAACTTCCGCTGAAAGTCGTATGGTTTGAAGGGGACAAGACCTTCATCCAAACTCACAATCTTGACATAATTTTCTGCAAAATACACAGGATCATTCTTACACCTCACAAATTCTATAATATTCTCTTCGGTGAATTCAACCGGTGTATTTGCTTTTTTTAGATTAGGATTGCCAAGATATACATTATCAACCATGATTCATAAATTTCCTAACGATGCTACAGTTTCTTGTGTCTTCAAATATAATTTAGCGTAGCACTTCGCTACATTTTTTAAATTCTCTATTTCTTGTAGATTATCAATCTCTCTTGCAATTTTGATATACTCAAAACTCTTGTTTAGATTTTGGATTTCAATTGCGTCTGGGTCCAGGTTCATTTATTTTCTCCTGCATCTCCTGCAAACATATAAGGTAAAGTTGGTTCTTTTTGTGATGGGTTATAGTATAGCACAATTGGTCCGGGATAGACTTTACTCAGTTCAGCACGGACTTCCTCCCTTGTCGGTCTGGAGAATTTGTTGAAGAACATTTGAACCTTTAGTGTTCTTCCTCTCCAATTGAAGATAATAGTATATGTCCTACCTCTTTCTTGTATTCTAAGATACGATTCTGCTATCTCTTGTCTCCAATTGACTTCCTCATAAGTTGCTTTACCTGGAACTACAACAGATTTACTAAAGTTTCTTATCGTAAACATGTCCCACATTTTGGGACCATAACTGCATTCTTCTTTGTACTCCATCTTACCACAAAGTTCACAGAATCTTTCTTCTCCGTATCCCTTTGCTTCTTTCACTTCTTTTTTCTCCGGTAAACCTTTATGCTTGGTAGATGCAAAATCTTTCGCATCTTTTTTCTTCATAGACTTAGCAGCATCCAACACTTCTTGTGATGGATTTTCCATTTCACCTTTCTGGGTGGCACGGACCATGCCCATAAATCTTTGTTGTGCTTTAGATACCGCTGGCATGATTATTTTACCTTGGGAATTTTCTTTGCCTTTGGTGCGGGAGTATCACCACGCAATGACAAGTTTCTCAAAACTGCTCCTGCTGTGCCAACACCCTTAATAATGTTACCGGCAACTTGAATAAGACCAAGACCAGGACCCAACAGGTTCTGATCAATCTCTTGGATATTATGTTGAAATTGCTTAAAGGTTTTCATTCTTTTTCAACCCTTCCTTGAGCATTTTTTGGAGTTCAGCAGTTGAACCAACGAATAATGCATTGTTTACCGTTGTTGGAGAAGATGCCTTCTCCTCTTTATTTAGATCCTTCATCTTCTGTTGAAGGTCAAGTAACTTATCAGATACATCACCAACGCTCTTGATAAGTTGTCCGACAACCTCATATGACCTGGGTTGTTGACCTTCCTGTGCTAATTCAAGAATACCGTTGATTGCTTCCTGTCCCTTCTCAATCAAAGAATACAGGTTGCCACGAGTATACTCATAATCTTTCAAATGGTCTTCTTGACCACTGATTTTCTTGAGTTCTTTCTTGGTTTCCTTTACAATTTCGCCTGCTTGAACCTCAACATCCAAGGTATCATTTATACTGTCAAATTGGTTATTCATATGTCAATACCTTTACTAGGACTAAATGTTTTACCATCACCAAAGTCAAATCTTTCTTCACTGAATCCGAAGTCATCACCAGGTTCGACCAGATCATCATCTGCCTTGGTGACTGCATCAATGGATGCTCCAGTAATATGACTATCTGCTTGAGTTCCATCAACTCCTCTATGTACTAGAAGTGTTGAACCACTTATTTCCCTGATTTGCATCAGTTCGTTAGTGATGTAAATGTATCCATCTACAAGGAAACTTGATGCATTAGTGACTTGGAACTGAGTTTGTTCTGCATTAATATCAGCAGCAAGTGTTGTTGCATTGTCATCATTGTAATCCTTGAGTGCTCTAGGTTCAGCAACATACCTGAGTTCTCTTTTTGCAGTCTTAGTATTTGTAGTTGTATGATAATCGACCTGAACTTTTTTGATAAGTCCTTCACTATTATCAGCAATAGCACCGAATATGTATGTCTTTGCTGTAAATTGTAAGTTGTGAATGATAACTCTCTTCTCTTCGTATCCAGAGGTGTAGTTATCTTGGAAGTTGATGTTTTCTAGAACCAGTGGTACATCTCTCTTCTCACCGATTGAATCTACTAGGTCAACTGTTACATTAAATGCTGGTTGGAATAACGGAAGAATCTGTTCGATAATTTGCATCGCATCTTCATTATATTGAGTCAAGATTGACAAACTAAATCCCAAATTATATGGAACCGGCATGTAGACTTTCTTTGCTAACTTAGTGCCGTTATTGGTAAATGTTTTGAAGGTTTGCATTGTGGAAACCTTTCTGGTATTGTCATATTGAATACCTGTCAGTTCAAATGCCAATCTAGGGAGAGTTATCGATACCCTTCTTCTTGGATCAGGTTTCTGCTCTAGTCTTGCAATGAACTTCTCAGCAGGACCATACGCAATAGGAACCTTTACTCTCGAAAACTCAGTAGATCCGTCCTGCTTCGTGTGCCGGAGTTCAATGCTGTTGAAAAGAGTACCGAAAGATATGATAGTCTTTCGTATAATCTCATGATAATAATACTGTCCTAACATGACACCGTGGTTGACCTATACTAACTATTTAGATTTCTCCAAATGGGTTCCTTTCAGTAAAGTCAAGAATGTTGTCTGCTTCTGATTCTATTTCGATATTATCTGCAAATTCATCGAACTCATCTTGGTCAGATATTGCTGCAATTCTTCTGGCAGCATCAGATCCAAGATTAGAAGTTCCAATACCTACAACGATTTCTCCAAGTGCAAAATTACTGGATGCATTTGTAATCTGCAATACGTTAGTAGATGCATCCCAACTATGAATATGCGCTGTAGTGCCCGTAGAAACGCCTCTAACGAGTTCTCCAGGTAAATAGTTGTCTGTATTGATTCCAGACGCTGGAACCTCTATGACGACAGGTGGTGCTGCTGTATATCCAGCACCAGCATTAGTGTATCGAATACCACTAAGCGTATCATTAACAGATAGGATTGCAACTGCAGTTGCTCTTTGAACAGTTTGATCCTTAATTGAATCATCATTAGATACTGTGACTGTTGGTGAAACATCCTTCTTATATCCAGTACCAGGATTAGTTAATGTAATTGAAGTAACAATTCCAGCAGTTATGCTTGCAACACCAACAGCGGTTATTCCTGATGCAGTTATAATTGATGCTATTTGGATACGGAAGTTGTCATTTCCATTTCCGCCCCTTGCTTCATAGTAATCATTAGAATTGCTCAAATCACTTGCTTCATAACCAAAACCACTATAATCTACATTAAATCCTGTTACACCACCCGCTCCACTGATACTTGTAACTTTAAGAACTGCCTCTGTGCCTGCAGTACCAGCAAGATTTTTTACTATGGTTAATTCATCATTAACTTGATATCCTGTACCATTACTTTGATTCTGTGCTGAATTAATAGCACCAGGTCTTGAGGGTGCAGAGAAAGTTACTGGTGGTGCAGTAACATATCCAAAACCACCAAATGTTAAATTCAATGCTGTAATAGTTCCACCAGCACCCACTGTTGCGGTTGCAGTTGCGGCTGGATCAGGTCTTTCAATAGAAACAGTAGGTGTTACCCCATATCCAACACCAGCAAATGTGACGTTTCCAGGTCCAAGAGCACCTTCAGTAATAATTGCTGTTGCAGCAGCACCTGTACCAAATGTATTTGCTGAACGGATTGTAATTTTTGGTGGTTGTGTATATCCAATTCCTGGATTAGTGATTTGAATACTTTCAATTGACTGACCTACTTGACCAGTCCTTTGAGTCATTATTGCGATAGCAGTTGGAGTTATTCCACCTGATCCTGGTGCCTCAAAGTCAATACTAGGTGGAACTGTATAACCTGTTCCATCATTGATGAGATCGACGCTATTTACAGCAAAATCACCAGGACCACCACCAGTATCTTTAGCAAGTTGAACTGTTGCTGTTGCCTGCTGAGCATCAAGACCAACCATTGTAAGTTTGGTCGTGAAGATAAAGTCGGATACTGCCTCATCGACTTCTTGGATTCCAGTATCAACCAGTTCATCAAGTGCAGCATCAAAGACTTCACAACTCAACTGATAGACGAATAACTTATTCAGTTGGTAGAATGGTTTCTTTGCTTCTACATACTTGATCTCAAAAATGGTATTGTCAAGAGGGAGATAAATCAAGTCTCCTTCCTGTGGTCTCGATGATACTAGAACATCCTCTCCTTCTAAGAAAGGACTAATGAAATCTTCGTATCTTTCTTTTGAAACTATAAGAGTGATTTGATCCGTTGATTGGACACCAAACTTTGATAGAATATCTCCATTACCTGCAAAACCATCATAGTTTGCTAGGTATGCTTCCATCCTAAATGAGTCATCAAATTCTGTTGCAATTGCTTCGTTGAGGATTGCATCCTGACTCACCATCTTCCTTGGAAGATAGACAACATCTTGTCCAAATATCTTTAGTTGCTCGTTAATAAGATCCTGGACGAGTCTCTGCTCTCCTTTGGATCCTTGTAAAAAGTAAGAATTTAATGGCATGATAAATCAACCTATCAAATCGAAAGGTGGTTCTTCATAAGTCTCTCTGAGTTCTTGTTCCAACACCTGTAATTCTGCTACAGCATCATCATAGAGTTGTCTTCCGTTAAGTTGAACTCCACCTGGAAGTGCTACTCCTTGAAACTTGATTAAGTTCTGACCCCACTGCCTTTTTATGAGTGAAGTAGTATATTTCTTTAACCACCAATCATTGTAGATTGATGCAGAATCTGCAGGATCAAGTAATCTGTAACAATCTAGTACGAGATAATTGTCCTCATTAAATTCTCCCCAATCAATATCTACATATAATCTGCTATTCTTTCTGTTGAATCTTAATTGAGTATCTGGAGTTATAAGTCTACTCAAATCCTCAAGATACGTTTTGGTCATTGAGTAGTTTAAGAGATCAAGTGCTCCGTAGTAATAAACATCATTCAGGAACAGTTGATATTTGATATTAAACAGACCACTAGAAATGGTGCTGTTGTCCATCTTGAAAACTTTATTGATTCCAATAATATGGTCTGGGAGTTGAAGGTAGTTTTGCCCTTCATCCCATGCCACTGATTGCACACCAGTTGAAGAAGGATTACTTACAGTAGTTGTAGTAATCCCAGTCTTCAGTATATCTTTTTCTGCTTTAGTAACTTTATGCTTTAGGAACATTCTTTGATAACCATCAAAGTGATAATCCTGCCAATGTTGAATTGCATCATCCACCAGATCGTCAATCTGATCATCATCTACGTTGATTTCCAGAACTGGATATCCAAGTCTCCTAAGAGAATAATCGATCAACTCTTGTCTGGTCGATGGTTTGCTCATTCTTCGATACCTGCTTCCTGATATTTAAGTTTGTTTTGCAGTTCAATGAAGTCGTTTTTTAACGACTCCAATTTTGCTTCTAGGAGAATATTTTGATTCATTAATGAAGAAATTTTAGAATGATAATTCTTAATCAAGATATTCACATCAACATCACTATTCATAAGTCTAGAAAGTTCCTCCATCTAACGTGTCAGTCCAAGTTGGTTTGTTGGTATAAACCACAGTTTTTCCAGTAACACCTACAGTTGTGTTAGTGCCATTCTTAATTAGGTCAGCAGAGACGCTAGTGAAATCCCCCTGAACACCAATAAGTGTGATTGAGTTGAGACCAGTTCCTGCAGTCTTGACAACACCAAAAGCAGTAGAACCACCTTGTTGTGTTATTAAGTCACCGACAGCAACTGTAATTGGAGCATCCAGAGCAAGTGTATGCTCAGTAACAGCAGTTAAAATCTGTGTAGAAGTTAGTGTATTTGTTGCTGTCGTTGGATTATTAGTGGATGTCTGTAATCCATCAGAATCAAAGAATACAACACCATTTGTATTGTAGTCACCAGTCTGATAATAGATACCCTTGATGTCAAGGAAACCTCTGGTGCCTGTTATCACATTAGCAGTGTTAGTTGCATCTGGAATATATGTCCATGCTCCTGCTACAGCAGAACTTCCTTCACCAGCACTATCGTTGAAACCAAAGAAACCAACTTTGTTATTAGCAGTTCCAGAACTAGTATTATAATTAAATGAAATACCACGGTCAGTAGAAGTATCAAATGCGTGGGTAACAACCAGTTGTGATGTTGCTGCAATTGTAGCAGATGATGTACCGGTATATGTTACAACTTTAGTTGATGTATTGTATGACGCAACAGTACCAATACCAGAAGCATCAATACCTGTTACTGTAAGTATGTCCCCAGTATTAATACCAACAACTGAATCGAGAGTAACAGTAGATACGCCAGAAGCAACTGCTCCTGTGATTGTTCTATTACTGGTTACATCACCAATTCTGAAGATTGCATCATTGACGCTAACAGCAGTTGAGTTAACAGTAGTTGTCGTGCCGTCAACTTGCAGGTCACCCTTGATGATAACCGTACCTTCATTGCTCAGACCATCAGGATATGGGTCAATGAAGAGTGTTTCACCATGACCAGATATAGTAGAAATGATATTGGAAGAAATACCAATAGCGTCAACTTCAACTCTTCCAGAGAATGTAGCAATACCAGTGTTAGTGAAATTGGCACTGGTGGTTACATCACCAGTAAGAGTGGTGTTTCCAGCGACACTTAGATTAGCACTGCCACCCAAAGTAAGGGTAGTTCCATCAAAGGTAAAGTTCGCATCGTCTTCAAGATTCTTAGTGGCACCAACAATAACTACTCTGTTCTCACTTAAGTTTCCTACTATCGCAGTATTTGCGTTGAGTCCACCATTAATATCAACTAAATCAGCAAAAGTAGCAGCAGCAGATACATTGACTTCATCTAAGTTTGTAAGACCATCTACATCTAAATCAGCGTCAATATCAACTGCAGATTGATATGTAGAAACACCAGATACATTTAGATTATCTAATTCTGTATGTCCGTCTACATCTAGATCGCCAGTTATAGCGAGGTTGTTTGAAAATGTGGTTACACCGGTAATAACCATACCGCCACCAACATTGAGATTCTTCTCAATGCCAACACCACCTTCAATTACAAGAGCACCAGTATCTTTAGAGATAGACTGAGTAGTGTCAGAGAGGGTAACCGTAACATCGGCAGCAAAGTCAATGACCTTTGCACCGTTTGGAGCAGTTATTTGAAGTTTATCGTTAGTCGCTTCGTCATATTCAATCTTTACATCTTTAGATGAACCGAAGGTAAGGAAAGTATCGTCAGGAATGACAATCTCACCTGCTCCGTTGGTAGCGATATTAATGTCACCATCGGTATCTGTAGATGAAAGTGTATTTCCATCTAAGGTTAAGTTATCTACATTCCATTGATCGACCTTTCTGTTCTGATCAAGAATTGCAACAAATCCATTTGCTGCAGTAGTCGGGTTTGCTTGACTAGCGACCAGTCCAGGAGCAATACTCAATAAGTCGGTGTAGTATCTACCACCAACTACTTGAGCGTTTGATCCGTTATCACCAGCGAATAATCTTCCGCCTTTATTACCGTGAGTTCCTACTCCAACGGTAAGACCTAGTTCACCAAAGTTGAGACTCGATGGAGCGCCAGTGCCCGTAGATCTTTTTACTCTTATAATACTTGCCATGGCTTAGAAGTTTCCTCCGTTGATATCTAAATTTTGGGTTGTTCCAGGCGTTAATTCTAAAGTTGCTTCAAACTTATTAGTTGTCCCGTTATACACAAGAACAGAACCATTCTGAACTCCTGATATGTCAACATCGGACAATCCACCTAAAGTTCCACCGCCTCCAGCAAAGGAGGATAAAACTTTAATAGCATTTTGTGATCCAACTCTAACTTTAATATCTGCCATAGGTTTTAAGTGGTAACTCCAGCTGTAACAATAGCACTACCTTCAATAACTCTAGATTTTATTGAGGAAGAATCAGTTAATAGAACATCATAAGCATATCTACCAGGTTTTAGTCCAGAAGTTTGTGTTGAAGTTAAAGAAATCTTCAATTGACCACTGACGGGATCTGGGAATGATACAGTAAATGTAGCAGCAGTTGCTGATGACTGTGCTGATTTTTTGAGTTTCGCTGCACCAGAAAATCCTGTTAAATTCATTGGAGCATTTGCGTTAGTCTCAAGATTGAACGATTGGTCGAAGTTTGCGCCAACGTCAATGACAATGTTGCTTACATATGCTGCCATTACTACAGTCAGTTAGATCTATCTACTGGTATTTATAAATCATTTTTTGCAATAGATAGCAGAAGTGATTTTATTTCCTGAATATCAGATTTCATACCTTCTACATCATCCTTTAAATTTTTCATTTCTTGCTTTTCCTCATACTTTCTTTTGGAAAGTTTCATAAACTTTTCATACTCACCTTTATTGGTATTGATGATGGCACCAGAGTCCACATCCCTAATAAGGGATGTGTCTGATTCAACTTTCAAATATTTACTCATTCTTCTGAATCAAATGTTCTTAAGGCAATTGCTCTAAGATTTTTAACTCTCGGAGCTTCTGATTGGTCAGGAGATGTCATGACAATCTTGAGTTGGAATCCATTGAACTGTGGTGTATTTTCTGCGGTATACTTATACTCGCTGAATCCATTCTCACTTTGATTTGGATTTACAAATCTATCTGGTGAACCATCAGTATTGAATGGAACATAGGTTTGACCAGTTTCATTTTCATCGTTTCTAAACAACCTATAGAATACTCTGAAGTTTGAATCTCCCATTCTATGTCCATCGAACTGAACAAACATAGAGTTGGAAGTAAACTCAAGATTAATTCTCTTGGTCTCATAAATTGCAGAATGAGGATCAAATCCAGGAATATTGATTCTACTATCAGTTGTATAATCAATAGTTGGATTATTGACAAGGTTGCTCATTATAGTAATATTAGTCGTATCAAGATCAACCATAGGAGATACATTCTCGTCGGTAGTTGATAATAACATCTCAAGTTCAAATGATTTTTCACCAGCAAGAAGTTGAGTTTCGTTTACCTGAGATGCAATCAATCTTGGACTATCAAGACGATTCAATTGATTGATAACGATAGGTTCGTATCCAATATTTGAGAAAGATGCCTCAGTTCCATCTATACTTGATCCTGAAGTTGACTTAATTCTTGCAGAAATAGTTGTTCCTGAAGGACTGACAAGATTGATACTTGGTCTGATATATTCAAATGGAATGTTCTGAGTCAATTGAACATTATCTCCACCAATTGCTTTAGTTGTGGAGAATGTCTTAGTAGTATCAGAGAGACTTACATGGTAACTGTTAAATGTTCTTTCTCTTGGATCAATATCATGAATTTTATTAATTTTAAGTAGAGATATGTCATTTGCCTCATACTTGAACACATTTGTGTTTTGTTTGTGACTTGATAGGAGACTACCTGTAACTGCACTATTGAAGTTTCTGCTTTCAATAGTAATAACATCGCCAGAGATTGTTTCATATGCAATAATCTCCTGATCAATCAACACATAACCAGTGTTTGCAGCACCAACTGGTGCTCCTTCAAAGTTGGCAAATGCTGCTCCACCTCCAACAGCGAGATTGATAACTGAATCATCATCACCAAGTGCAGCGGACAGAGTAGATGGTGCTACATCACTTTCAACATTGTATACTCTAAGTTTGTTTTGGGGTGAGTGCATGCCATGGTTGAAGTGGTCAAACTTCATTGTCTTACCATCTCTGATTGGATCATCGTTGACATATTCAATGTTGGTCATTGCCTTGCCAACGCCATTGCTGTTAAATGAGTTATAACCACTTCCAGCAGTGAAGTTAGTTTTGACATTATCAACAACAAGCAAGTTAGTTAGAGTCGAAACACCAACAGTTACTCTTACACCACTTCCAGTATTGCCAAGTTGATTCATCAACAGAAGGTCTCCAACCTGATATCCAGCACCACCATTAGCAATTTGAATTTGAGTAACTGCTCCACCGGAAACAGTAACATTTGCAGTACAGGATACGCCGAAACCAGTGAGAGATTCAAATCCAACACCATTAAATGTTGAGTCAGTTAGACCAACACCAGCAGTTGGTTGAACCAGTGCAGTTGTCATACCAACTTTCAGAGGACCACCGAATGCAAAGATGTTACCACTATTAGTTCCTTGCTGAATTTCATTACCAAATGCAAATGGTTCAACTGTTGCTGCAATACCAACAGACTGTCTCTTAGAGAATGCAGTAACTGGATTATTCTTTCTAATACCAACTCTAGGCAGTTCGCTATTATAGAACGAAACTGAAACTGGAGTATTAGTTACAAACTTTGCCTTATTCAGTTTAAACTTAAGGTCTTCCAACTGACTTGGAGTCCAAGTTGACTGGTTCTGTGACTTAAACAGTGAACCAAGATATGGTTGCTTGTTATAGACTGCCTTCAGGGCAAGATCCTCTTCACCCATTCTAGTGATGAATGCCAGATACTTCTCTGTAGGTGAAACCAGTGTCAGAGCGTATTCATATCCAGTTTGTAGATAAACAGGAGTATCGAATTTAAATTCTGTAGGAACACTACCGTCATCGGAAACATTAATATCTCTTGATTGAATATTAACTTGACCAAATGGTACAACAGTTACTGTTGGAGTACCATCTCTCATTGTTCTGATCTGAACTGTAACTGGAATTGAAGGATCTTTGGTCTTGAAGTATACTTCACCACCGGTTATATACACACCATCCGAATTTGTTCCATTACTATTTTCAGCAGTAATCAGGAAAGATTGTGCAAGTGGGTCAAAGTATTCGCCAGTAACACTGCTGGAATTGGAACTAGAAGAAGATTCCGTTTCAGTTCTAGTCTCAAATCTTTCATCCTGTGTGAGTCTGACAGCATCCAGGGTCTCAACCAGTCTTCTATCAATTTCTGGTTGTTTGATGGAAAGGACTTGCTCCTCATAACTTGTGGCATATCCAGATGACAGATAATCAGTTTCGGCAGAACTACCACCTGGGTCTAATACAGGTGAATTGATAGCAGATGAAGTTAATCTAATTGTGCTAGATCCAGTAGTAAACTTAGGATTAGCAGCAACAACTGGGTCTGGGATGTGAAGTGAGAATTGTATCTCACCCTTATCATCAGTCATCAGTTGAGTAGAACCTATAGTACATTCTGCAGTTCCATCAGAATTAACGAGGACCATTCCTTCCTTGACATATCCAAGATTAGCTGGTTGAGTTTGATTGGAAAGATCTGCAAGGTCAATATTGATAAATTCTGAAGTTCCAGAATAAGAAGAACTAGTTGAATCAAGTACAGTTGTTGGAGCATTAAATGGACCAATCTCATGATTGTGTTGTGCTGCACGGAAACGAATCTGTGCTGCTCCAACTTGCTGTATACCAATGCTACTAACAGTATCACCAGTCTTGAATGAACCTTTGTTCATAATCACTGGTAATTGCTTGGGGAAAGCAAACTCATTCATATCAACACTTTCCATGAAGACATAATACTTTGTATTTGGCTTCAACTTCGTACCAGTTACATGAATATTTCTGGAACGACAGTTATGGATAGTCTCTATACCAATAACTCTATCTCCAAGACTTATACTTTCATTACCCGAAGAGAGTTCAAGACCAAATACACTCTCAGTACCAGTTTCAAATGCAGTATCTCTAAATTCGTCTTCAAATGTGGTGCTTGACCAACTACTATTACTGGTAGTAGTTGTTGTAGTTGCTTGAATACCTAAACCTGGTACAAAATCAGAGAATGTAGTATTGGTGCTAGTGCTACTGCTACCGCCACTTGAAGACGCGATTACAGTACTGTTAATTAATTGGGTATCAAACACTCTGTCATCACCATTCCAGGTGAAGTCAGAAGAGTTCCACCAACTTGCTGCCATTCCACCATTCTCACGGTCTTCAACTGCAAGTAACTCTGCCATACCGTTGAATACAGAATCAACCTGAACAATATCGGGAGTAGCAAGAACAACTTCTTCAATCCAGTAGTCTGTAGCGGGAGCCAAATCAATTGATCCAGCATACAATGCAATATGATATGGATTGAGGTTTTCAGTTCTAGTTGCAAGAGGTTGATCAATGAAAGGAACTTCTTCAAAGTTGAGAGTCAGACCAGGACCCCTTCTGGTTACATTGACATCAGAGAAGTCATTTGCCCAAGCATAATCAGCATTTGTTGGATTTGCTTCAGTTGATACTGTTTCAAACTGAAGAGTAACATTTCTTTCAGTAGAACGTGGACGAAGTTCGCCACGCTGCAAGTCAATATCAAATCTTGCTTCACCTCTCAGATTAGCACCATTATGACTTCTAAAGTTATCTACAAAGAAACCAGATTTAAATTTATCTAATCCAGTATTAGGATCTTTAATTGAAAGATTCTTAGTATCAGTTTCAAGTAAAGAAAGCGTAGTGTAGTCCTCAAGATTCTTAACCCTACCCTCAATAACACCAATATCTTTCATGGTGAATCTCTTATGGGGAATGAGTTTCAATCTAGAATTCAAAGTCGCATCAAACATATATGGACTTAGGTTAAGAATACCGATTTCAAATCCTTCACTATTTGCAACTGGTAATTTAGGGAACTCTGAAGGTTCTCCTTTTTTGATTATGAACTCTCCATCCTTAGTCAAATAAAGTCTATCAATTCTTCCAAGATAATGTGAGTAGTCAACAATGAGAGTTGTGTCAGATACAGCAGTTTCAGATAGTGAATTGGAGAATGATCTTGATTCAAATGCAAATGGTGAATCAGTTGAAGAAAGAGTATACTCATTAACTCTTGGTCTTAGATCAATAAAGTCTGATGCTCTTCCTGCTGGAGTTCTTGGAATTTCTCTTGAATAATCAAGAGTATTGTAACTACTGACAGATTCTACTGTTCCTGAACTCTCCTGAGTAGTAAGGCGATCAAACACAATTCTCAGTTGTCTGGTTGGTTCTGGAGTACCCTTTACCCTATTGATTCTTGCAATATCACAGAACTCTGGTCTTTGTCCAGCGTCTAAGTCATAATCATTACTTACATTTCTATCACCAATAAGTAGAGTGTTAATATTTGCAGTAATACTGGAACTTTGGAATGAAATTGATTCTAATATTTGGAATTTCTTATCATTCTCGTATACAAAATTGACTTGGTTACCAGATACAACATCAACAACACGAGCAACTGCTCCTGTTTCTGAACCAACAATTTGTTCACCAATTACTACATTATTTGAGAATGTATCACTTTGACTAGAAACAATAATTGACGGGAGAGTTGGAGCAGTATTGTCATTAGATTCAAATACAGCATAAACTCTAGTAACATCAGGAACATTTAGTGAAATGTTCTCATCTTGAACTCTTGTTCCATATGGATGAGTTCCATCTCCATAGTCTAGTCCATCATCAAATGTTGTAGAACCAATACCAGATCCAGTCCTTCCTGATCTTGCTACGACTAAATTTCTGCATCTCTCGATAGATTTTACTTTGGATGATAAAGTGCTTCTCTTACAAGTAATGGTGAGTGTTGCAGCACCGGCTTTACTGAGACTCCTAATATCAATTGTTTTAAGATCATTAGAAATTGTAACTTGAGAATCAAGAATAATTTCTTTATGTCCATCTCCATAAGTCAAAGAATAATTAAATTGGGTATATGGTTCTAAGAATAGAGCATCATCACCAAAATCAGTTATGGCAAAACTAAGTTGTAGATTTGCACCAACAGTAACTGATGCTTGCTTTCTTATAATGTAACTACTATCAAGAAGATTGATAGATGAAATAAATGTGTTAGGAAGATTGACTATCTTTCCTGGATTTTTGCCTCTTTCTAAAATACCAGAAGTAACATTTAAGTTCTGAACATTATCGAGAGTACCACCATTAGCTGTTTTTACTGTACCACCGGTACATACTCCAACTACATCACTAACAGCAACCAAGGTAAGAGAACCAGCAGCAACTGCACTTACTCTGTTGAATGTAGGCAGGGTTTGACCTGGAATGGTAAACGAAACAACATCATTAACTCTTACCGGAACATTTCTAAAGTCCCCAACAGATGGTGATGTTACAGAACTACCCGAACCTCCATCTGCTTCAATCTTGAATGCTGAACCAGGTTTTATAAGATTTTCGGTCTGTTGCATTGCAACGTTACATGCAAAAGTAGAAACACCAACACTTCTACCGATTGACTTTACATCACGAATATCATTATCTCTAACTGCTGTGATGTTTCTACCCACAACAATTCCATTGATCTCAATTGGTTCGTTAATTTGGAACTGACCAGTTACATCTAACAGATTGAGGGTTGTTGCATTTGTAACTGCATCCTTGAGGTGACCAGTTGCTCCACTGAATACACCTTTAACAAATGCAGAATTGCCAGCACTAACACCAAGTCCAAGTGTTAAAGTGGTAAATGTTTGAATATCAAAGAGTCTTAAGTCGAATCTCTCTGTGCCAATTCCTGCTATATTTTTCTTACTAAAATCATAAACTCTAGCATTACCAATGACATTTCCCTGAGTTAATCCATCATTATCGAGTCTTTGATCTTTCAGTTGTACCGTATAAGTATTATTAAAACCAATAGTCGGTGCGCCATAAAGATTTTCTACTTGAATGGTATTTCCAATTTTAATTGGAACACTGACATTTTCCTTTCTTTGTGTAGTTCTTGGTTTGTTGTTGTCAAGTGAAGTTGATCCTACTTTTTCAACCTCATATCCCTTTACATATGCCTTACCTGAGGATATCTGAAGGGTGAATAGATCATCAGAAGGAGTGTTACCTCTCTGAGTTAGTTGTCCTGGTGCATAAATGCCCTTATTGCCAAGTCTATCATTTAAAGTTTCTCTAATATCAACAGCAAATCTCTTTACATAGTAATCACCAGATTCGTCATATGTTCTTCTTGCAAGTTCATCTTTGAAAATATTATAATCACTTCTGTTGACTAATCTCTGAACAAGTCCTTCTTCTACACGCAACAGTTCTACGAAGTTAGCATCATTGTTATCTGTGAGTGATTTCTTAACAAGGGATGCACTTATTTGGAGTCTGTCTGCACCAGGAGCAGATTCATTTGAAAATCCTTTGGCGTTGTCATATAAATCTTCATTCTCAGAAGAGGCAACTGCAATATTTTCTGAAACCCGAAGACCAACCTTGAAACTAGGACTATTTGTATACTGATCCAGAATTACAGTATCTGCAGGAACTTTTACAAAATATCCTCTAATAAAGAATATTCCCTCACTAATCGAAGCAGCAGAACCAATTGATGTTGCTTCAGATACAATTGTTCTTGCAAATGGATTATTTGGAGCAATAGCAGTATTGGAATACTTAATTTCTTCTAATGTAATTAAAGTCTCACCATCCGCAAATGTTGGTGTAATACCATCAAGTCCAGAAGAAGTATATTTAACGTAAATAGTATCTACATTATCAATTGACTCCGCAGCAGTGAGACAGTTGACAACAGTTGCTTTAACACCAGAAATTTCACCTTGTATCTCAATATTGTTATCTTTGAGATATGAGGTGTAGACAGAAACAGGAACATCTAAGAAACTAGGATCAAGTTTAACTGCAAAATAATTTGAATCATAAATTGTTCCGCCAGGGACAATTATTGACCCTTCTTTAAAGAAGTGCTGTCCAAACCTTTCAATCTGTCCTTGAAGGATAGATTGTAGCGTAGTTAGTTCTCTGGATTGAATTGGGAATCCAGGTTTAAACAATACCTTATTATAATTCTTATCTTCATCAAAATCGTCAAAATAAGGCGAAACATTTAGGTTGGTGTTCTGGGTCATGTTCTTAGAACTCTACTACGATTTTTACTTCTTCTTTTTGAGATGCAGATCTATTGATTGGTGCTCTGTTATCAATGTAAATAATGTCACCTGAATAAGGTTCAACTTCTGGATTTGCTTTTCCTGAAGTGAAGGTCTGACCCAAATCAATTATTTTTCCACTACTTACTACACTAGAAACATTATCAAATGCAATGTCAGGAATTAATGGACTTCCTGTTATATCAGTGGAAGGGATAGTAGTTATGGGGTTGCCATTGCCTTCAAAATCAAAATTTTGAAACCCGGTTACCGCAGAACATAAACCAACAGGTTGATAATATCTCAGAATTCCAGTGTTCTTATCCCATGAGGCAACATAACCAAAAGCAACTGAAGTACCAATTCCAACACTTTGTTGAATTTTGGCATTTTTCGGATAATTGGTAAGGGATGTTTGTCCCGTTCCAGGTGATCCTGATGGTCTTAGTTTCAATGCTCCAAGATTGGTTGCAGTATTAGTATTTAGAATGGCAGTTGAACTTCCAAATTCAGTTGGATTTTTTACAATACCGATTCTTGCAAAACTATTTTCAGTTACAAAATCAGCAGAAGCATCATACTTAGAGTAAATCATCACTCTATATGAACCCAACTCACGATAGATATCTGCTCCATGACCTCCCTTTGGTGGAATGATAACTTCAAATACTGCACCAGATCCATTGTTAGGATCAAAGTTGATTATTCCTTTAGTATAGTCTTGTCCGAATTTAGTGACTTCAACAGCATCTACTACCCCATTCTTTACAGTAATAGAAACTTCACTCCCATTACCATCGCCAAGAATATTATGTACTGTAGTCCCATTATCGTAACCAGATCCTGGTTCTTTAATGACTACCGTTTCAATTCTTCCACGAACTGCGGCAGTCTTTACTGCTGCAGTATTAGCGTCTCCCCAATTTGCAGGAAGTGGAATAAAATTATCTGTTGTAAATTTAACAATCTCTGCTGGTTCAATTTGATAAAGAAACTTCCAGACATATCCATCAGATAGTTTCAGTGGATCAACTGTGATATGATTTGGTTCTTCTTGTGATGGTTTGCCCTTTGGATTACTTTTATTTGTACCATTGAAAAGACAAATGTAAACTTTAAATTCAGAGTTTACGACATAAAAACGAGACTCATATAAAGTCTTTGAATTAGTTTGTGGCGCTCCATTGGTGATATCATAATCATTTCTATACATGTCATAGGTTATACCAGCAGACCAAGTATTTCTTGGTACAACTCTTGCAAAATCATTGACTCCAATCTTCTTCAGGAAGAGTATTGAGTCGTGATATCTATCCTCTTGCTCAAAAGAATCTCTTGGGTCTACAGGCCAGTTGGCATCACCATACTCGGGTAGAGTTACAAGATTTGGAGCAGTAGGATCTGGATGACCCAAAAAGGTATAATAAAAGTTTGAAGTCGTACCAATGCCAGTCACTGACTTAGCAAAGGTCTCCGCATTCAAAATTCTAAATTGGTCAGTGATTATGGCAGGCATGTCTGTCCGATTTTTTGATTATTTATACTAAATTTAGTACTCTGCATTTAATAGAAGGTTGACAGTTGGGCGGTTCTTGAAATGTGTGCTGAAGTACTAAGACCAGAAAGTGGATCATTACTTTGATAAGTAAACGATTTTCCATTTCTGCTTCCTATATTTATCTTACCCCAACTAAATGTTCCGTAGAATTTATCCTCTGTATCAAGATTAGCGTTAGTGTTAATTCCTACCAGAGAAAGTATATTTGCAGATACACGTTTTGCATCTGTTCCAGCGATGTTAACAACCGAGGCAGCACGATAAACATTATCTACGAAGTTTGTTCCTGTACCAACAATATTGGTCTCATGATCATCAATTGAAGTAATACCAGAACCAACAACACTATTCCTAATTACAAAGTAATCTCCTGTAGAAATACCGGTAAATTGAATCTTATTCTGAGCACCTGCTTGTGTGAAGATGTCTTCATCTGGAATGAAGTCGAATATAAGTCTTGGTGATGCTGTGCCAATTCCAGTTGCATCGGTTGCAATGCCAATCACTTTTCCATAATCACCTTCATATGTGGGCGAATTGATTGTTTCAACAACTGCAGTAGTTCCAAGTCCAACAACTTGAACATTGTTTATCGATTGTCCAAGATTATCAACTTGTGAGAATGACCATGCATCTTCAACATGTATTGTAGTATCTGTAGGTACAACAGACTGAATAATATTGGTTGTTGGGAAATACAATGGTTCAAGGGAATTTCTTACCTTGGAGAAATTGACACCATCAATAATAAGATCAGAGGTTTGCTTGGTCCATTCTACAGGTCTCAAGAATGAGTTATCAGTATTAATACCAACACCTGTATAAGTTTCAGTCTGAACTGTATCAGCAGCAATCAATTGATAAATGATTCTCGGATCTTGACTGGAGAAAAGACCTTGAGTTTGGAGTCTTAACTTATCACCAGGTTTAACTGTCTGATCAACATCAACTTCATCATAATCAGATGAAGAACCACTATAGAAATAGATTCTAAAACTACTTCCTGCTTTTGGTGCTTCTTTGAACTTAAGTCTTGTACCACCATTAAATTCATAATCTTTTCCTGGATACTGAAGAACGTCATTCAAGAAAATTAACAGATTGTTTTGAAGTACAAGATCAGTACCTTTTTTGGCAACAATACTGTAGAATTCTTTATTGATTTCTGTTCTAGTAAGAAGGAATTGAGTTTTAGCACCATTGAATTGATTACTGAAGTCATCTAATTCAAGAAGTTCACCGAACGCCCATCCAGAGAATTTGTCCTGATACTTGTTCTTAACAGTGACGGTAAAATCAGCGGTGCTTACTCCAACTGCTGGATTGAATGGAAGACCTTCAAGTTTAAGAACATCACCTTCTTTATAACCAAGACCACGATTTACCATGTTGAACGAGATTATGCTACCACCAGTTCCAACAACAACATCTATTGTTGCAGAATGAATACCAGCATTACCACCAATTAGTGTAAGATTTTTATATGGTGCAGGTTCATCTGTGAATACCAAAGGTGGTGCTGCCTGACTATATCCAGTTCCGCCCGATACAACAGTGAATCCGGTAATTGTTCCCGCAGCACCAACAGTTGCAGTTACTGCAGCACCTGTTCCACCACCAATCGTATCAGCAATTGAAACATTTGGTGGGAATAGGTGACCAGCACCACTAGCAACTAAACCAGTACTACCAACGCCAACTGTAACTCCTGTGATTACACCAGAACCATTTACTGTTGCAGCACCAATAGCACGAGTTGGAACTTGATATCCACTGCCAACTCCAACTACAAACTCATTAATTATGCCACCCTTAGGAAGATCTCTGACCACTGGTGTTCCAGTAAAATCAATATCCTCTCCATCATCAGTCTTCTGAAGTGTGAAGTCGGCAACAGCAATACCACCAATCGGTGAAAGGAATGGTTTTTGGAAGATATTGTTAATCAAGAAAGCGCCATGGTGAGTAGTGATACCGGTCACTGCAACACCACTACTAATGAGAGGGAACTGGTCAGTGGCACCGTCAAATGATTCTGAGATATCGTCAAGAATTACATTTTCAACATATGACTGTCTGTAGAAGATTCTTCCAGTGAAAGTCGATGTAGTCGTTATACCAGCAACTCCTGTAGGTCCATATGGTACATCACTGAAATAAATCCTACCCTGTTTGATTCTATAGTCCCCTGAGACGACGCTACTAGCGGTGCCAACAGGGTATGCAGCAGCAACAGTACCCATTGCTCCACGCTGAACATTGAGAATATTGGTCGCCCCTACGCCCACCAGATCCACTTTAACAATTTCTCCATCACCGAAACGAAGTAAAGATTTACCTCCAATCTTAGATACATCACTTACTTTAATCTGAGTTGAACCAATTCCAACGGCATCTACCATAGTAATGGCGACCCCTACTGGTTTTCTTGCAACGGGACTTTGAATAATATTATCAATCGTGATAATACTTCTACTAGTTGCAAGTTCACCCTCTGTTGAGAAGGATTGAGTTGACCCAATTCCTGCGACACTAACAAATGTCACAGAAGTTCCTGCAAGTGCATCTGTTCTACTGACAGCAACTTTTATACCATTAGAGTTGTCATTGATTGCAAATACCGTTTCTGGGAGAATAGTAGTGGCACCAATACCAGGAACATTAATAGAACTGATGGTAATAGGTGATCCAGTATTAATACCGGAGTTAGTTGCATCATATACAAGTTCTTCACCAGTGTTAAAGTTGTGATCTGTAATTGAAATTATGTGAGTGCTAGTACTAATATCAGTTTCAGGATTAACAACGTGATGGAGAATACTATTACCCTGGTTGAGTATAGTGAAAGTACTTAAACCAACAAGTTGACCGGCACTATTTCCAACACCAGTAAACTGAGGACTAATGTCATCTATAAGCAGAACTTTATTAGTTCTAGATTCATTAAAGTCAGTGATCACCTTAGAATCAAATTTGATAATTTTTGAGAGATTTCTTGCTTCTGTGTCTTCAGATGCAAGGTCATAACTCAATCTTGAATGTACTGATGATGAACTATTGATGATAGCATTGAAGTTAGTCTCACCAACTCCGATTTTTACTTCTGCTTTCTTGACTGGTGTTGAAATGATCTGCAGATCTGAGAAATTTTTATACCCAGCAGTGTGATTTAAACTATCAACGGTCTCTTTCCATTTGTCCAATTCGACTTCACCACGAATACTATAAGAGAATCTTTGATAGTAATCATTATCATGAAGTCTTTGGAGACTATCACTTAATTTTCCAACATCATCTTTCCATACTCCAGAATCTCCTGCAGTACTTCCTACATCTAAATTGAAGTCGAATTTATTGACCTTAGTGACAACTGCTTTGAAGTTACCCACAACGCCACGAATGACTGTTCCTTTTTTGAACTCTCCGTTGACTTCATTGAGTCTTAATATACCAGATTCCTCACTGAAACCATTCGATGCTACAACACCAGATATATCTGTATTATTTTTTGAGTTATCGATATCAACAACCTTTTCACCTTCTGCAAATCGTATTGCTGAGAATTTTGGTTCAAATGTTGCCAAATCACTTACTTTAATAACTCTACCAAATTGTGCGCTTTGGGAGATATCGTAAGTACCACCAGTATTGCCTATACCATTAATTGAGTAACTAATACTTTCAGTTCCGGCAGAAGTATTACGAGCGGTTACAATAAAAGTTCTGAAACCATAATCACTTGAATTATATCCATCTGCTGATCCAGCATTTGTAATTTGTACATTTTCAACAAAAACTTCATCTCCTAATTCAAATGGGAAGTTCGCTCCAAATCCATTACCAGCATCAGGTGATCTAAGTTGGAGTTCATTCACCTGTGAATTAGAAGTAGCATTAACAACACCAATTCCATTTGAGTTATTAGTTGCAATAATTCTAAGATCTTCTCTTAGATTACTGTCACTGGAAATAACTTCGACCTTTCCAACAGCATTACCTTCAAGTGTCGCTTTTGTAACGATACTATCATTTCCAATTGCAATTACTGTTGGTGGGACATTGTAATTACTTCCACTAGTGACGATACCAACTTCTGCCAGTGTTCTATTGTTTTCAAGTTGTAAAACAAGCGAACTATCTGCTTCTGGTTTAAGAGTATTATCCTCTGAAAATTCAACACCAGAATCAATAATTGTTCCATCTACAATTTCACCGATGTCTGTGTCTGTTAATTCAAACCTTGCACCAATTCCTGTAGTAGTTCCTACAGATGTGTATGCTGGGAAATCTTGAATATTGACACCAGCATTTATCACTTTGACTGAATGAATTCCACCAAATGCAGTTGACGAACTAGTAGAATAGAATCCTGTACTAAATCCTGCAGGAACATATGATGTTGTTTCAGCAGATCCAACTACAGTAAAATTAAAGACTGTAGAACCAACCGATGTGAGTGTATAGTTCTGATTGAACTTGGAGTCCACTATACGGATGTTAGAATAATTATCTACGGATTCGTCTACAGATGATGGATGTGTGTCTGTAAATTTGTTATCCCTACCTTCAATTCTGTAGTAGAAACTAGGTGGAGTATTTTTGTTTACATCAACTAGAATTCGTGATCCAGAAGCACCATCACCAATTTGTCCCTCACTCTTAATCAGAGTAGATTCATATTTGGATTGGAATGTTTGATCATTGTAGAAACTGATACCAAATCCTGCAAGACTTGTATCTTCAACATTCAGTACTATTCTTCCGCCATTTAGGACGTCTAACTTTGGATTTACCTTTGAAATTTCATGAGTTCCAGATCCTTGTTCAGTTATAGTGATATTCTGGAATGGGAATGCTAATGCATCAGTTTTGGAATCTGCAAGTCTAAACCTATCATCATCTATCCTAATTGCATAATACTGTCTATTGTTTTGCAGAGGTGTTGCAACACCAACAGCATTTACATAAACGACAAGATCTCCAGTTTTTAATCCATGATTTTCTAATGCAATATCAGTTCCAATTCCAGCAGAAGCAAAAGTCTTGGGGTTGACAACTAATTTCTTCAGAGTTGGATTGAACCTGAGTACAAACTCTTGATCAGCATTGGGTGTTATATGGAATCTAACGTCATCTCCTTTTTGTAATCTATGATTATTTTCAGTTACAACTCTAGCAGTTACCTTTCTAACAGTACCTGTAATGTTATCTTTCACCTGTGCTAATGTATGACTCTTTCCACTACTGCTGCTAGTAAAGAAGAGAGTGGAATTGATACCAACGAATGCCTTAGAAGTTGCGAGTCCAATGAAATCAGTTCCTACATTGACTGCAAAGAGACTACCTGTAGAAATATCATAAGCATTTCCCAATGCAGCAGTTGTAGAAGCAAAGATTGTTCCTCCTACAGAAACAATACTTAGTTCATCACCAGTTTTGAATTGGTGATTTTGTAGGAAAATCGCTCTAGCGGGAATATCAACTGAAAGATCTGCATCTCCAATCTGTCCAACAACAACTGACTTAGCAGTAGAACCAATACCAACAGCAGAGATATCAAAGGTTTGTTTATATGGAATAGTTAAGTTCTTATTTTGTACCTTCTTACTCATGAGGAAGTTAAAGGTTACAGGTTGTTTAACTACTAAATCTCCCACATTATGGGTACTAGCAGTACTATCGTTGACAAGTCTTGTAACTCTATATCTGTTGTTGACCGTATCAATACTAACGATCTTCATTAACTCATTACCAACCTTGATAATATCATCAGGTACAAATTTTTCTGTAAATGTAGAAGCACTTAATGAAATTACCGTACTAATGCCTGTTGCTGAAGTGGCAGCAACAGCAACTTTCATGTCAGTTAAAACTGTTCCCACTCCAATCACAGGGAAACCTTCAATGTTCTTATAAGTTGCAGAACCAATACCAGAAATTTCAATGGTATCACCATCAAGGAAACCATGTGGAATTGTAGTAACACCGGTTACTACATTACCTCTTACACTAAAAATAGTATTTTTTAGTACAGTCTCGCTGGTTCCTATGGAGATAATAGGATCACCTAAAACTTCGCCAATTTCTGCATCAATTGATGTTGCACTAAAATTAACTTGTTCACCAACTTTGTAGTCAAAACCAGATTCGAGAACATTGATGGAATTTATTCTGGAAGATTTAATCGATTCCACATCAACTCTTGCCTTTCCTATCATGGTTTCAGAGATGAATGGATAATCTCTGAATGAATCATTAATCCCAAGGTGAGTTACATTCCTCTTATATGATCCATCATTTATGACAAGATCTCTTTGATCAATAGAAGAATTATAGTTAAATGCGTCAGTTTCGTTGTAATGTGACTTTGTAATATATGGATATACAAGTTCACCAGAAAGATTTAATGTCGAGAAGTATGCATATGTTCCTTCGGGGAATTCTGGAGTTTTGCAGAATCTTCCATTAAATTCATCCAGATCTCCACTCGCTTTATAAACAAAGTCCTGAGTGAATGTTTTGGAAGGGAATCCTGATGGTCTCAATGCATTTGAGGTTTCTGGATCAAGTTCATAACTTGACAATATCTTTTTATTTCCACCAGTAGCAGCGCCATCAAAGATTGCATTTGCATGCCCATATGGACCATAGATTGGATTACCATCGTATGCCCATCCAACTATCGGGGAGTGTGAAAAATCTTTAACATTTTCATCTGCGTTAACATCAACATTATCATTCAACAATTGACGATAAAATGCTCCGGGGTAAAAACCAACTAACTTGGAACTAGTGCTACCACTAGATTTAGTTTGAACTAGTTCTCTATTGAGTCTGTCTTTTTTGAGTATTCCGGGATTATCAAGTTGGAGTGCTTCTCTGTATCTCTCAACATTATTCAATTTCCACTCATGAACTTCCGCATTTAATTTTGCATCACGACCAGTCGGGATTACGTCAACTCTCGTTGTTGAATCATACCCACTACCACCATTGGCAACTGTGACTGCAGTTATAGAACCATCTACAATAGTAGCAGTCAGTTTTGCTAATGTACCTGTACCAACAACATTAATTGATGGTGGAGAGGTATACCCTGAACCTGAATTTGCAACATATGCTGAAGTAATTATTCCATTTTCAATGATGACTCTGATAATTCCTTCTTTTCCTGTATCAACTTTAATATCAATGTCTTTTTGGTAATTAATGATATCAGATACACCATATCCAACACCACCACTTCTGATGAATACACTCTGGAGACTTCCACGGACCACAGGAACTCCAGTAGCGTTATAGTAAGAGGCAGTTACACTAGTATCTCCAGTGGAAACAAGACCATTGATTGTGATGGCAATTGGTGGATACCGGAATGTATGTGTACCTACACCCACACTGGTAATGTTTACAAAGTCCTTATTGTTGAAATTAACACTACTGATAGCGGTTGGTGTTCCTGCTTCGCTTAGAACAAATCTATCTTTATCTAAGACAGTTACTTTGTAATTTGCTGTTGTCGATAATCCTGCAATAGTAGTGCCATCAAATGAATATTCAATATTATCGCCAGTTTTGAAATGGTGATCTCTTGCATAGATGTAATTAGATCGTGTATTGACACCAACGAAAGAACTATAAAGATTCCTTTGATCTGCCGGTGGCCATGCTACAGCATCTACAATTACTTTCTTGTTTGCAAAATCATCAGTAGAACTAATGATATTAATGTCATCAATAATTTTTCTGTTTAATCTTGATGTGAACTTATGAACGCCATTTCCAAAAGCATTCATGTCAATTAGACTCGTTTTGCTTAACGCTAGCGTTTTTGAGACAGCAAGTGAAACTTCGTTGTCGTTAATCTTTGCAATAAAGTATACTGCACCAGATGTCAGTTTATCGGTACTAAATCCAACATTAGTACTTCCAATACCAATAGGATTTCCAGTGGAAGAGTATATAATTTCTTCTCCATCTAAAAATCTGTGATTTGCTATTTGAATCGTATCTGATTGTTGATTACCTCGTGCAGAATCAACGAAAGACTCAGAATAAGTCAATCCTCTCATTCTTGCTTCAGCAAGTGCTTCTGTTCCATTTCCTCCGGTAATTTTTACAGTAGGGGTATCTTTAAAATTGAAACCAGGAGAAGTAACAATAACATCCTCAACTTTTCCAGAGAAGTTACCTACAATAACAGCACCACTACTTCCGTTAGTATCTGCAATTCCGATTTGTGGTGAATTTACAATATCAAACTCAGATCCAGGATTCAGAATATTGACTTTCTCAATTTGACCATAAAAAATTGAATCTTCTGAAACTGGGGATTCAAATTCAATACCATTCAGAGCAACACCAATTGGTCCAACAATATCGTTATGTTTGGTCGCTGGTTTTGGAGTTTTGAAGATTCTCTTAAAATTATTTTGATTAGATAAACTTGATCCAAATAAAGAACTTGGAGTTAGTTTATGAGTACTAGAAGATCCAATACTTGCAATGTCAACAAAAATTGCTTTATCAAGAGAAGTAGAACTAAATGACAATTTAATATTGTTGGCATCAACTGTGGAAACAATATAGTTTCCTTCCGCAATACCAGAAGTTCCAGAAGTTACCTCATAATATACCTGTTCACCAGTTTTGAAATTATGATCACTGATAGTGATTGTATCTGTAGATTCATCTATATTGGTATCATTAAATGTCTTAGATCTATCAGTAAGTTCTACACTGTCGTAACCAGGAAGTCCCGAAAATGCAACATATGCGTTCTTATCTTTATCGACAAAGGTATTTTGGATATTTGATAAAATATCGCCATTGCTGAGGTTTGAATTTACAAAATCAAGTTTTTTCTTGATAAGATAATTTGTATTTGCGCTAAGGGTAGTAATACCAGTAAATGCAATGTTTCTTCTGGTGGAAACTTCGTTGACCTTAGCATTTGTTTCTACAACACTCTTATCATTTTCTAATATAATATCTACTCTGTCATTTTTGTTCAAAAAGTGATCAACTGGAGTTACAATGTCTTTTCCATTGACTGTTAATGGTAGAACATCTGTAACTACTACATTGTTATAGAACCATCTATTAAATTTAACATCTGATTCTTCTACTTTATCTCCAAGATGCTTTACAGTCAGAATATCTCCTTTCCTAAACTGACTGGTGGTATCTTTGTTGCTTGAAACTCCTACAATGGTGCCAACAACTCGCATTGTAACGAGTTTATTGATGTCATTGTCCTCGTAACCAAAAATATACTTTCCATCAGTAATAGGATCATTCTCAATAAGAGTATTGACCAGTCCTACACAATCAAAGAACTGGTTATAACTTTTACGTCCATAACTAACTTCTGCTAAGTCTGGAGTAAGGAATATACCCTTTTCTGGGAATCCAACAGTTGAATCTACGGTCAGAGTTCCAGTTGTAGAACCAACTCCTAAGACTTTCGTCTTTTTACTGACATTGAACTTATTCTCAATAGTGCCTTTGGGGAAGTATAACTTATGGAAATTCTTTCCGTCCACAAGTATGCGTTCAACTCTCGAAACGATACCCTTGGCAGTTGGATTATCGACATTTCCTTGTAATACAGTCGTTTCTCCTAGGTTTGTTGTATTTCCACTAATAGTTTCGACAACTATGACATCTGAAAGTGAGAAATCAGCAGTTGATGCCTGAATGGTATTGTCGAATGGTTTTATAATTTCAACTAACTTTCCAAAAAGAACAGAGAAGAGAATCTTCAAAGAAGTGTCAGTTCCCTTTGAACTATAGAAGTCTCTTGCTCTTGAGAGAATATTATCAATGTTAACGCTTTGGAATTGTCTATTTTCAATTCCAGGTAAGAATATTTTCTTAAACTTCTTGAAAAATTCTGCTAAGAATACTAATCCAAGATTAGTGAGAGGTGTTCCTACATCATGAGATGCAGTTTGACTAATATTGAAGTTTAAGAACTCGCCATCACTGACATTATCAATACCTGAGAACCCTCTGATGCACCCAGTAAATGCAAAATTAATTGCATTGGGGAGATCTTCGAGATCGAATTTACGATCTTGACTTAATGCTGTAGTGCCTGTCAGGAATCTGTCTAGTGCTTCCTTCTCGCCTACAGTTCCAGGGGAAGCAACAGCAAGATTCAATACATCATCAAGAGTAATAGGGTCATCAGAGATTGTGATGTTGTTTGAGTCTTTAACCTCGGTGACAAAATACGTTTGACCAGCAACAACATTTGAAAATGCAGTCGAAAATGTAATAGTTTGAGATCTAAACGACTGTAAACCTACAGTGGAGGATAATTTGATGGTATTGGTAGACGCATCATACCCCATGACCTTCTGGGCATAGGTTGATTTACCAGTATATGTAAAAATTTCATTACCAATCTTTACAAGTCCATTTTTAGGCAAAAATCCTAAATGATTGGATACTTCAATAGTATCATCAAGGTTTTCAATAGATTTGACTAGTTTTGGTGTAGTTGCAGTAAATTTAAGATCTACATAACTGTCAATATTCTTTAACTCTGCAATATTCTCTGCAAGATAAGTTGTTCCGTACTCATGTTCCTGAGACAGATAGTATTGCTCCAAAAACTCTTTGAAGAGTGGATTGTCATCTAAAATAAATTCTGGAAGTTGACTTTCCAGAATATTGGAGATTTTTACTTTACTATCTGACATTTCTTATCGAGTAAATTTCGTGCTGCTAGTGTAACTTGAAGGAGGTGTGTAACTTCTACCAGATCTACTTGATCCTGAAGTGATCAAATCTTCTTTTAATGTTAAAACACTTTTTCCTGTAGTATCTAGGACAATATAAAGGTTCTCTTTTGCGATGATATCATTGGATTCTGGTGTAACACCAATTTCAATTCGATTCTCAAGAACTGTCGTTGTAATATTGATCGGGAAGAGAATAATCTCACCTTTTACATAATCGACGGTTCCAGCATTCTCAATAACAGTAGTAACTTGATTACTATCGTTTAATCTGATAACTGACATGGATCCAGTCGTCGGTGCCACTTGAACTGGTCTTCCGGGAATGGTAATATCGGTATCAGGTACATCAGTTAAGAAAAGAGTTCCATCAATACCCTCAACTGTGAATCCTGAAGACCTAACATTGAATCCTTCTACCTCAACATGGAATTGATTTGCATAGCAGAGTTCATAATTGGCAAGTTGATCAAATGCAGGGACCAAATTCCTTCTCATTACAAGATTAGTGATATTTGAAGTAATACCAGCATCAACATCATCAATTTGACGAAGAAGTTTGCTATACTTCAGTCTTCCACCAAAAGAATTGATATCAGTTGACTTGGAGTAATTTACAATTGCATTTGAAACTCTTGTGAACAGATCCTGAGTGTTTGTGACAGTTCCAGGATCATATGAAACAGTAGAGTCATACTCCACAAATAGGTATTTCAGGTCTAAGAACTCTTGTCTGATACCAGCAATGGTGTACTCCTTCAATTTACTCTTGATAGTGTTTTTTGCTATGTCAGAGAGGAAATCACCATTCTTTGGTTTGATTGTAATAAAAACTTTACCGAATTCTGGTGGATCAAGTTCTTCACCGCCATATGCAGATACAGATTCGACGTTAGGGTATAGGGAGGGAATCAAACTAGTGTAATCATTGGCAGTAACCGCTCTATACTGCGATGCATAGACCCTAGGAGCAAGGTATTTGATGGTATCAATACTTTCTATGTCATCACCCTGTTCTGCCGCTTGTAGGGTCGTTATAGCGGAGATACCAGCAGTTACATTTTTGTCTCTTCCTTCCGTTCTTTGGACTAATTGACCACTAAAGGTGAAATTGATTGCACCATTTGCTGCCTCACCACTTGTCTCAAGGTAAGTGACCTCAATTTTGCTTCCATTGGGTGGTTTTTTACCTAAAATGTTGTCTCCGAAGAGAATTTGGTATTTTTCATCCGCAATTTCTTGTACAAGGTACAAACGAGTGTCGGATTTGACATTAAAAATGTTTGTATATGGCGTATATTCCTCTATTGCAGTCGCAACTGTCTGAACACGAATAGTAGAGGTGTCAATATTGCTATTTGGTAAGATATATTTCTGATCCGGTTGAGAATCATCGGCAAGGAATGTCTTTTTCAGTACATTTCCTTCAAAAATCTCAATATTACTGAAAACTGCAACTCCTGAAGAGTTTGGAGTTACTGTAATGTCCTCTGGAATTGAAAAAATGTAGTTTGCATTGTTTGCAGCGCCTAATGCAACAACACCTTTCTTCAATGTGACGGATCTACCGAGTTTTGGTGTTGGACCTACGGTAAAAGTGATCCTTGCAACTGCTGCTTTCTTCGATCTGGGGACATATCCAATATTTCTTGCTAAAGATACGACATTTTCTCTCAATGTCGCACTATCAATGAACGATTCGTTCACTGCCATACTTGTATTGTAGGCAGTAATGTATGAATTATATGCTAACGTATCAATTAAGATCGAAAAATTAGATCCTTCAAAGTCAAAGTCCGTAAAATTACTATTCGACCTCAGATAATCCTTTATCTGCTCTCGGATATCATTAAAATCGAGATTGGTAAACTGATTGAATGCCATTATACCCTAGAAGGTTGTAAGATAAACTCTATTGCTTGTGTGGGAAGTGGTAATCCAACGATGTCATACTCAATTTGAATGAATAAGTTGTTAGTATCGTCTTGACCTTCGATAAAAACATTGGTCAATTCGACTCTGGGTTCAAAATTCTTCACTAATGCAATAATTTCTTCCCTTAATACATCATTTTCAAATGTATTTAATTCAAAAAGTGAATCGCCAACAGATGTTCCTAAGAGATCGTTAAAAAATCTCTCTCCGATTTGAGTTCGGACGAGATTTACAATGGATTTTTTAATCGCATCCTCGTTTTTGAGGATTGTTACATCGTTTGTAATAGGGTGGCGTTTAAAAGATAGACTTATATCCCTAAAACTACGTGAACGCTTAGTTGGCATCTGTTCCGATACACTTCAACATACTATCTATAATGGTTAGTAGCGATTTGGAATTGAATCATAACCTGATTCTTCCGAAAGCACTTGCTTTTTACCACTATCGATAGGTTTTGCTTCATCATTTACCACTTCTTTTAACTCTAAAGGAGTATCTTGAGGTGATTCACCCAGTGGTGCCCAATGATCTGTGGTCAAACAAGTCGTTCCCCACATCTTTTTCATGTATTCAGTGTCTCTATCAACTGGTGAGTTCCCCATTTTCCTCCTCGTTTTCAGTATTTATTCTTTCTTTAGCAGTTTTCCAGAAATATTCGTCTTCACGACCCATTCCGAGTCGGTCAAATCCATTTTCTACCTGGTAATACTGCGTTGATACCTTGAAATCAGGCATCTTTGGTTCCATTGGTGTTAAACTATTGTCATAAATGCGTAATCTATTGTTTGGATAGAGTGCATATTGACCATTCTCCAACTCAATCAAGTTATGAGACTTGTGTTCAGCAGGATTTT